ATACAAACTGCTAGGTGAACAAAAAACAATAGACACTTCTTTTGAAACAATAGAAGAAGAACTAGGCGAGATAAAAGAAGAACCTGATGACAAAGTTAAATAAGTGAACTTAGATATACCTGGATTGAGCGACGCTGAATTACAACTCGCGTTAAAGCAGTTAACTTCGTTACCTAAACACGAACAGTTAGAGCTTAACACGATGTTAACTCAGTTAGAAAAGATTAAAGGGACAGAAAAAGCGCAAAACACATTCCTTGACTTTATAAATCACGTGTACACAGGTTACAAAGTAGGAGCACACCACGCTAAGCTGGCTAAAATATTTGAAGATATAGCCAACGGTAAAAAGAAACGGGTCATTGTTAACATCGCACCTCGTCATGGTAAGTCAGAACTTATATCTTACCTAGCCCCGGCCTGGTTTTTGGGCAAACACCCAGACAAAAAAGTAATTATGGCTTCACATACGGCAGACTTAGCTGTTAACTTTGGTCGAAGAGTAAGGAACTTGGTAGGTTCTGATAAATATAAAGAAGTCTTTCCTGATGTGGAGCTACAATCTGATAGTAAATCAGCTTCTCGATGGGGAACTAACTATGATGGTGAGTATTTTGCTATTGGTGTTGGTGGCGCTTTGGCAGGAAGGGGCGCAGATTTGTTTATTATTGATGACCCTCACTCTGAGCAAGACGCTAAACTAGGAAAACCTGAAGTTTTTCTACCCGCATGGGAGTGGTTTCAGTCTGGACCTATACAAAGGTTGATGCCAGGAGGCGCAATCATAGTGGTTATGACAAGATGGTCTAAACTAGACCTCACAGGGCAGATAGTTAACCAGATGATGAAGAATGATGATGTAGATGACTGGGAAGTTGTTGAATTCCCTGCTATTTTAGAAGATAAACATGGTGAGCCTCAAGCCCTGTGGCCTGAATTTTGGCCCTTAGAAGAGCTAGAAAGCAAAAAAGCGGCAATTGATGTAAGATACTGGAACGCACAGTATATGCAGAACCCGACTTCTGAAGAAGGAGCGTTAATAAAACGAGAATGGTGGAATATATGGGAAGAAGAAGACCCACCCGCGTGTGAGTTTACTATAATGACACTAGATGCTGCTCAAGAAAAGAATAATAGAGCCGATTACAACGCATTAACAACATGGGGCGTATTTTTTAACGAAGAAACAAATAACTACGCTATAATACTACTTAATGCGATTAAAAAAAGATTAGAATTTCCAGAATTAAAGCAATTATGTATTGAAGAATATAACGACTGGCAACCAGACGCTTTTATTGTAGAGAAAAAATCGAATGGTGCAGCGCTTTACCAAGAATTTAGAAGAATGGGGATTCCAGTGGGTGAGTTCACTCCAGGGAAAGGCCAAGACAAAATAAGTCGGGTAAATGCAGTATCAGATTTGTTTAGCGGGGGTGTAGTATGGGCTCCCGATAGACGATGGGCACATGAAGTAATAGAAGAATGTAATGATTTTCCAAGTGGAGCTAATGATGACTTAGTTGACTCCACAACTTTAGCTTTAGCACGGTTTAGGCAGGGCGGATTTATACGCTTGCCAAGTGATGAAGAAGATGATATACAGATGTTCAGAGGAAACAAAAGTAAAAGATTATATGCACTATAATACAAGGAAAAACTTATGAAGGGTGTTAAACATTATACAAAAGACGGGAAAGAACATAAGGGCTCATCTCATAAGATGGCTGATGGCACACTACACACAAATAAAGCTCATACCAAAACATCAAAAAAATTAGTACATTTTAAAGACTTATCACAAGCAGCAAAAAAAAGAGCTAAGGGATAAAATTATGGCAGATATAGATAAAGGATTATATGCAGCTCCAGTTGGAATAGACGAAGCGGCAATGGAAGAACAAGCGATTGAAATAGAGATAGAAGACCCTGAAAAAATCACTATTGGTATTGGTGATTCTGAAATAATAATTGACCCTGATGCTATGGAAGATGATGAGTTTAATGCTAACTTAGCTGAAGAGTTGTCAGAAAAATATATGGCTGAGCTATCAAGTGATTTACTTGAAGACTTTAGTAACGATGTTAACTCAAGAAAAGACTGGCTAGAAACTTATGTTGATGGCTTAGAACTATTAGGACTTAAAATAGAACAAAGGTCCGAACCGTGGGAAGGCGCATGTGCTGTCTATCACCCACTACTCTCCGAAGCACTTGTTAAATTCCAAGCTGAAACAATGATGGAAACTTTCCCTGCTGCAGGCCCAGTGAAGACTTCTATTATTGGTAAAGAGACTGAAGAATGTATTGAAGCATCTCAACGTGTTCAAGAAAATATGAATTACCAACTCATGGACAAAATGCCAGAGTACCGACCTGAACATGAAAGAATGTTATGGGGTTTAGGATTAGCAGGTAATGCGTTTAAGAAAGTTTATTATGACCCTACGTTAGAACGTCAAGTATCTATATTTGTTCCAGCTGAAGATATGGTTGTACCTTATGGCGCATCTAATCTAGAAACAGCTGAGCGTGTAACTCATGTCATGCGTAAGACAGAACAAGAGATTCACAATTTACAGCATATGGGATTTTATCGTGATGTAGAATTAGGTGAACCTGATTATGATTTAGATGAGGTAGAAAAAAAGATTGCAGAACAAATGGGATTCGATGCTACTAATGATGATAGATATAAAATATTAGAAATGAATGTTAACCTTGATTTAGAAGGTTATGAAGATGAAGATAAAGATGGCAAAACAGGAATAGCGTTACCTTATATAGTTACAATTGATAAAGGCACACAAGAAATATTAGCTGTTCGTCGTAATTGGAAACAAGAAGATAGCTTACAAAAACGTCGTGAACATTTTGTTCATTATGGTTACATTCCAGGATTTGGTTTTTATTGTTTTGGATTAATTCATCTAATTGGTGGGTTCTCTAAATCAGGAACTATGCTACTGCGTCAGTTAGTTGATGCAGGTACATTATCAAACTTACCTGGCGGATTTAAAGCTAGAGGTTTACGAATCAAAGGTGATGATACACCAATTGGACCAGCTGAATGGCGAGATGTAGACGCACCATCTGGAACACTCCGTGACAACTTAATGCCATTACCATATAAAGAGCCAAGCCAAGTGCTTGCAGGTTTAATGGATAAGATTATTGAAGAGGGTAGACGCTTCGCTTCTGCTTCAGATATGAAAGTATCTGACATGTCAGCTAATTCTCCAGTAGGTTCTACTCTTGCAATACTAGAGAGAACATTGAAAGTAATGTCGGCAGTTAATGCTCGAATCTATTACTCAATGAAAAAAGAGTTTTTACTACTTAAAAATATTATTAGAGATTACTCAGACCCTAATTATCAGTACGACCCTTCAACAGGAACACCAGGAGCTAAACAATCCGACTACAATAAAGTAAATCTTATTCCTGTAGCTGACCCTAATGCTGCAACAATGGCTCAAAAAGTTGTGCAGTATCAAGCTGTTATGCAAATGGCACAGCAGAATCCGGAAATATATGACTTACCTGAATTAAACAAACAAATGTTAGAAGTGCTAGGCGTTAAGAACATAAATAAACTTATACCTGATGAAGATAATGTTAAACAAATAGACCCTGTGTCAGAAAATATGAATATTATAAATGGTAAACCGGTTAAAGCTTTTCTTGACCAAGACCATGAAGCACATATTGCTGTACATATGGCGTTTGCAGAAGACCCTAAAATTAGACAGCTCGTAGGACAAAGCAGCAAAGCTAAAATGATTGAATCCGCAATGGAATCTCATATTGCAGAACACGTTGCATTTTTATATAGAATAAAAATAGAAGAACAATTAGGTGTACCACTACCACCTGTTGATGAACCTTTACCTGTAGATGTTGAAAATGAAATTGCTAGACTATCAGCAGCTGGTGCAGATAAATTGTTACAGTCTAACAAAGCCGAAGCCGCTCAACAAAAAGCTCAGCAACAAGAAGAAGACCCTATTATTCAAATGCAGAAAGCTGAACTTGAAATTAAAAAACAAGAGTCTCAAGTTAAAGCAGAAAAAACTAAAGCTGATATACAACTTAATATAGCAAAACTAGAACTCGAAAGAGAAAAAGCTACTGTTAATGTAGAGCGTGATATAACTCTAGCGCAAGCTAAGATTGCTTCTGCTGAAACAATAGTCGGAGCTAATATAGGCGCTAAAGCAGAGATGGAACAAAAACAAATACAAACTAAAGAAGTTCTTGAAGGAGCTAAATTAGGAGCGGCGGCGATAAATAAACAAAAAGATATTGCCCTTCGCGAAAAAGAATCTCAGGCGCGTAACGCGGCTCAGGTAGATGTAACAAAACTCAAGGATGAAACTAAACTTAACGATAAGGAATAAAAAATGGTCAAGGAAACGTTAATGCTTCTATCAACCCAGGTAGAGGAAAGACGCAAAGCATTACTAGAAAGTATGGGTAGAGGAACTGATAAGTTTGAAGCTTATTTAACCGCTACTGGGGAAATAAAGGGATACATGATAATCCAATCTATGATTTCTGATGCTCTTCGAGCTCATGAAAAAGGCGAAGAAGATTTTGATTCTACTCCAACGGATAGCGTGGTACAGAAATGAATACCTCTATTGCTACCCCAGAGAAAAAAATAGTTTCCATATCTGGAAAACCTATTAAATCACAAATTACTACAACTAAAGATGGTAAGAAAGTATCAGGAGATGAAGCTATTGCAAAATTAGCTACACAACTACCTGATGTTAAAGGCTATCGACTGTTGTGTATTGTTCCTGAAGCAGAGGAAACATACGATGGTGGTATTGTAAAATCTTCAGAAGTTAAAAAGATTGAAGAAGGAGCAACTGTTTGTTTATTTGTAATGCAGTTAGGCGACTTAGCTTACAAAGACAAAGCTAGATTTCCAGAAGGCCCGTGGTGTAAAGAAGGAGACTTTGTTATTACCCGTGCTTACGCAGGCACTAGGATTAAAATTCACGGAAAAGAATTTCGCATTATAAACGACGACACCGTAGAAGCAGTAGTTGATGACCCACGCGGATATGAACGCGCTTAAAAAGTCAGAACGTGTTTTAGTATATAACCGAGAATGGAAACGTAAAAATAGAACAAAAATGTTAGCACAAAGAAAACTTTATCGCGAAGCTAACAAAGATAAACAAAAAAATTATTTTAAAGAATACAGGTTAAATAATTTAGATAAAGAAGTTAAAAGAAATAGAGCTTGGGTTTTAAATAATCCTGATAAAAACAGAGCTAAACATTCTGTAAGAAGAGCAAGAATTAGAAAAGTAAATGATATTAAAACATTA